AGTATTCTGCCAGTTCTTGGTAGCAACTTTCAATATACTTTTCAAGTTCCATCTTACAGACCTTATCAAGGAACGAAACAACGCTTTGAGTAGTTTTCTCTCTTCCTTTGTATACACTTTCAACCAGAGGACCCATATTAAGATAGATAGCGTCAGTATCAGAAGCAATAACATAATCAATCTCATCAGTTTTCAAAAGTTTATTAAGATAAGCATTCATCTTGTTTTCAATCCAACGAATTGCAACTTGACCCGACAAGGTGATTGCCTCTGCGTTTGCTAGTTTATAATATCTAAAATATGGAGTCCCAATACTTCCGTAACAAGAATTTAAACTTATCTTTTTTGCCATTTGAATATTATTACATCTTGCAATTTCCTTCTCAAGTTCTTTTGTTTTTTTCTTTTCATACTGTTTCTTTGCTTCAATCATCTTATTTTTAAAGATGACACGATCTTGATACATCTTTTCCATCAGTTCAGGAAAAAATCCACGAACATCTTTACGATACATTGCACCATTCGCACAGACAGCATAGTCACTATACATTTCAAAAGTAAGTTCTTGATTGAGAATCTTATCTACAGTAATCGTTGGGTGCCTTTCACTCACAAGAGTCTCTGGAGATATGTTAAATTCCATCAAAATATGAGGATACATAGAATTTAAATCAAAACTTACAATCCAATCATACTTACCAGGAATTGGTTCCTTTACATAAGCACCAGCATACTTGGAGTCCTTATCGGACTTTTCTTTCGGAGGAATCACAATGTTCCTCTTTTTCAAATAGTTGTAGATAATTGTATCCCACATTCGGACTTGTGAAAACACATCCGTATAGTTTACTTTGGCGTCATATGCCATTGTCAGAGTAAGTTCAATCAGTTTCATCTTGTCTTCCATACGGTCAACAAGTTCCACGTCCTTTATGTTATATTCGCAAAATTTTTGCCAACCCTTCGTATAAAAATCTTTAAAAGTATCAAACTCGGAGTGATCAAGTTTTTTCTGTCCGAGTTCAACTTCGGCAATATAGTCAAGACGATAAGATTCCTGTGCCTTATAAGTAAACTTCTTATAAAGATTCAAATAATCAAGTTGACTAATACCACCAACATCATAAGAAATATGCTTACGACCATTGAGAATTACTTCTCTTTCAGTCACAAGACCCCAAGGTGAAAAACGCTTCATTAACTTTTCACCAAGAATGCGATCCAGACGACGAATCAAATATGGAATATCATACAGTTCGATGTTCCAACCAGTCACAACTTCTGGTGTATTGTCCTCAATCATCCACCAATGAATAAAGTCAGAGAGTAAGTCATATTCAGTTGAAAAAGAACGATATTCTACATTCTTCTGTTTATTTTCAAAAGGACCAAGACCCCAAGTTCTAATCTTCTTAGAAGCATAATCTTGTATCGTAATCAAAAGAACTTCTTCAGCAGCAGATTCTACATCTGGAAATCCATTTTCTGATGCAACCTCAATATCTAAAGTTGTAATTTTAATTTTACTCGTATCAAACTTTAATTCTTCTTCTGGATAATTTTCAGATATATACTGGTAAATGTAATAGGTATTTCCATAAATTTTAAAGTTTTCTACACCATCATATTTTTTAATGAACTCACGACAATCACGAACAGAACCAGGTTGAACTGCTTCTACATATTCACCATTTAAAGTTTGATATTTAGTTTTCTTTTGAGAAGGGACAAAAAGAGTCGGGTTAAACTTCTCACGGGTCATGAAATGCTTTCCATTTTCATAACCACGCACCAAGAAGTGATCCCCGACCATTTGAACGTTTGTATAAAATCTTTGAGACATTAGGCAGTCAATTCAAGATACTTTTCAATAATTTCTGGTTTTGGATCAACGATAGTCAAAATACTATCAGAATGAATCATCATCTCCTTTTGATCTGTTACATCAGGCCAAGGAGATAAATTACCTTCAACATCAATTTTATAAGGATTAATCAATTTACAATCTGGTTCTCCAAGTTCAGAACCAATCTCAACAATTTCAGTGACAATTACATTGTCAACTTTCAGTAAAAGACACTTCACCGTTTTCGACATTTACTTTCTCCTCATACATTTCTTTTATAGTTTTAATGGGTTCAACAATTGTAACAACCCAATCTGGCGGAACAGGAATTTGTTCATCACTTGTTAGAACAATCCAAGGGGACAGAGAAATTTCCAAATCACCTTTTGGATTTTCAGTTTCTTCAATCAAAAGCATAGTTTTTCTCACTTCTACCTTATGCGGTTTAGTAAACAAATACCCACAAAGTTTTTCATCAGAAATAAGTTCCTTTGCATCGGAAATAATAGTTTCACCAGATTTTAATAGTGCTAACTTGATTGACATTTTTCCATTCATCCTCCAACCATTATAGAACAAAAAAAAGGGGAAGTCAACCTGGTTTTTGCCAGGAACTTCCCCGCAGCGACGATACTTAATATTTATAGATAATCTTTACGAGTATGATGCTCTGGTACTATTTTCCCAAGTACGATCCGTAAAAGTCCGTCTTCAAATGTGACCTCGCGGACTTCTGTGTCGTCGGATAAAGTCCACGCTCGTTTAAAACTTCTGCTAGCCACTCCCTTGTGGATAAACGTCCTATCCGATTCTGCATCCGATTTTTGTCCTTCGACAAAAAGTTTTCCATACTCTGTGAAGACATTGACCTCTCCTTTTTTGAATCCAGCGAGTGCAAGTTCCAGATGGGATTCAACATTATTTATCTGGACCAGGTTATATGGGGGATAGTTGGTTGTAGTTTCGTGAAGATTGAAAAGACGATCAAAATATTCGTCCATTCCAATGCTATTGCGAGTAATTCTTTCCATTAAAGCAGGAAGATCCGCAGCAGTATACCTTGTTAGGTTAGTCATTATAGTAGCTCCTTTAAAAGCGAGGTTTGATTGTGTGATCCCTATAAGGCGATCAATATTATTTAATCACAAAATAAAAATAATAGCAAGTTGAAAACCGAACCTCTTTTTAGGGTTTCCCGACTTTTGTGGGGTGTTGAACTCCCCACTTTTTTATTCGGTTTCCTCTTCTGTACGCTTCTTTTTAGCACCAATATTATACTTGGTTTCCAGAATCCAATCTCCCTTGTCCTTATAAGCAAGGACTTTGATTTGATTCAGTGGAGCAATATCCTGAATCTTAGTTACATCAGCAATCTCAATCAAACCCCAATCTGCAAGAAGTTGGGCAATACGATTGCGCCGCTGAACATCATTCACAGTCAGGTTTGCATGTTTTCCATCGAGTGCAAAGAGCTCTTTGAAACTCACCAGATAATATTTACCTTGCTTATGCAAAATATGACAAGACTGGTAAAGTTTTTTTTCTTTTCTTGAAGCAACTCCGATACGTGTCAAAGTCTCACGAACCTTAAGAAAATCATCAGGTTCATTCAGCAAAACTTCAATCATCATATTAGGCGTCCAATTTACTACAGGTTCTTGAACGACACTCATTTTTTTCCTCCAGTTTCAAATTTTGATTTTATAAAAGTAAGTTGTTCTTTAGTAAGAATTCTCAAAGCCTGTTTTGCCTTTTCATCATTAAAACCATAATATTGTTTGACATAATCAAGATCTTTGATTTTATCTTGTCGGAGCCAGGGAGAATATCTCTTCTTTTTCCTCAGACTATTTATAAAAAAGTCATATTGCATCTTCTTTGGAAGAAAATGATACTGATTCATTTCGTTCGCAAACATAATACAATCAATGTGTCCAGACAGACATTTATTGATGATATATGGGGGATATTCCTTCTCAAGTGAAGGATCTTCATCAATCAGATGTTTCTTCGTTTGATTGATCGAGTTTAACCAATCTTTCAATTCAATTGTCATCTAATAATCTCCATATCATTACCATGTTTCCACAATTCAAGTTCTGTCCTCAATCGATTCTCAGATTTGAGTTTTTCATACCTTTTAGACGCCTTTTTTTTCCACCATTCAATAACTTCTTCTGGTTCATATCCAAATTTAGAAAGATAATATCTTTTCTTTTCAGTCAATGTTTTTGCATGTTCAATACAGGAATTAAACTCATCCAACTTTGAATGACCTTTTAAAGAATTTCTAATAATGGAAATCATCTTGGTTTGAATTTTCAATTTTTTTGATGACTTATCTGCAGAAATAAGTCTTTCCCCACCATTTGCAGTATTATTAAACCACCAGAACATTTCCTTAAAGTAATCGTCATGAAAAAGAGGAAGAAAATTACTTTCAGTATCTCCTATGTGTCGAATATAAGGTTTAAGACCATCATACATGGATACCCCTTTTGTTGTACCGTACAATGAAGTTGTTTCGAAGTATTGAAGATCAATTCCATATTTACGATCAAATTGTCGTTTGAGTTCATTAGAAGACGCCAATAGAGCAAGAAGTTTCCCACCAAGATAATTATATCCAAATGGCTGTACAGGAACAATATTAAATCCCATTACAAACTCACTGTTAATTCTTGAAAGTGAAAGTACTTCACCAAAATAATCATTTCTTGGTTTTGAATTGATAGTTGGTGATCCAAAACGAACAACACCTACTATTTTATTTGTACTATCCTCGGTCACAATCCACTTTAAAGTTCTGCCAGGAATTGCTTCCTCAATAGGATTTGAAGCAGTATCATTTAAGATTTCCGAATAAAGATCTTGATTATACTTGGATGTTGTTTTTGGGTTAGTATCTACCTCATGAATTGAAAATGACATTTCATTTGGATGAAGATTAAAATTTGAAAATATTTCATCTTCAGGTCCAAACAATTTTCCAGATGCATTATCAATTCTACTCTTTTTAACATATCGAAGATAATCATCAATACGATTAAATTTGGAATAATATTCTATGAACTGATCTGCTGCCCAAATGGCATTTTCAGGAGATAACAT